ACTCGACACTCCCATCACACCCAACAATAGATATATTATCCAGTCCATAAATCAAACAGGCATCCTTTAGCTTTTTAATATTCTCATAATCTAGATAGAACTCCACTAAAGGATCATTAATTTCCGCAGAATTCTGCGGAAGTTTTACAGTATTTCTAAGTATCTGCAAATCTGAAAATTGATATTTGGTTGTTGGCGTTTCAGTCTTATCAGAATTCTCTGATATTAAAACATATTCAGATAAGTCACTAAATTCTAATTGGGGGGAATCAAACATATGAATCCCTCTTAGAAATTCACTCAAATCATAAATTCCAAAAGATCTAGGAAACACTGAGTCAATTTGAGCCTCAGCATAAAGATCCTCAGATATAGCCATTGTTCTTATCCTATCACCATTATCGATTATAATAGAATCATTAATCTTTGAAAAATTCTTTAAAATTGCAATAGTATTCTTTGTTAATTTCATAATATTTTTAAACTCAATCGTATATGTTTTCGTGATTTAATAAATGTATCAAATAATGAGCAGCTTTCAATAGATCGCTTCTAGGTGTTCCTTTCTTATCATATCTATCAAGATATTTTGAAATATTACCAATACAAAATCCAGGAATTCTGTCACTTCTGATGGTTTCAATTGTTTGTGTTTGTTTCTCACCATCAACATAATGCTCCCCATAGGTAGTTTCGATATATTCAACTAAAGTCTTTATAATTTTGTCTTCATTAAATCTCGCAAATCGCATCTCACGTGATAATACATCATTAGTTTCACCTTCGTTATCCATATTTAAATCTGCTCCATGCTCATTAACAATTTTTTCATATTTATTCATAATCACCCCAAAATATAAAATTATCTTATCACACAATCAAGAGCTTGTCAACTCAGAAGTTAGCTATACGCCATAGTAGAATAATTACCTCGCTTTTCTACAGTAATAACACTTTCAAATTTATCTATTAAATTATCCTTATGTGATATAACAAATACATTAGATTTCTCTATAATGAATCTAATAATGTTTATAAAATCATCAGTTCCACTTGAATCTAGAGAGCTATCAAATATCTCATCCAATACTAATAGATTGGTATTAATTGAATTTTTAGATTTAGCTACCTCCCTCCATGTGAATAAGAGGGCCAAATCAATTCTCTGCCTCTCTCCCTCACTAAATGAGGTATAGGAATAATTCTCATGAATTGGTGAAATCACAGATCCCTCAAATTCCTCATTCAAGAAGAAGTTTACAGGAAAATTTAAAAGACCCAAAAACTTTGATATCTGCTGATTTATTAACGGTAGATATGTCTTTATTAATTGTGATTTAATACCACTATCTTTTAATAAATCGCAAGTATAATTATAATAAGTTATTAATTCTTGCCGGTCTGAGATTGAATCTTGAATACATTCCCTTTCGGATTTTAGCTCATTTAACTTATCATATTCAATATTTCTATTTGATGATTTTTTGGTAGTTCTTTGAATTTCATTTTCAAGTTCATTGATTTGTTTTTGAAATCCAGATATTCTAATATTGTTCTGAGAAGTTTCATTGGTTAGTTGATTAATACTCGATGATAGTTTAAAAAATTTAGTTTCTCTTTTATCCTCTTCATTGATAGCTATTCCAAGTTCATTATATCCATTCTCGATCTCTAATAATTTTTTTGATGTGTCATCAATTCTATTTAATCTAAATTCATGTTCTATATTCTGTTTACATGTAGGGCAATCCGTATTATTGTTAAAGAATTTTAATGTATTTTTAAGGGTATCTCTCTTCTCTCTAATCTTACCTCTTAGGGTATTAAGTTTTTTTAATTTTTTTGTTGATTGATTATATAACTCACATTCAGTTATCAGATCTGCCGTCAATTGCATCTTATCTTCATTAACGGTAATCAATTCATTAATTTTAATTGACAAATCATTAATTTTATTATTTAAGATCTGTAAATAATCATCATCTATCTTATCTAGTTCTCTAATAAAGCCTTCTTGTAGATTTATTTTATCGTCATATAACTTAATTTCAGATCTACTACGACTCACCTCATCTCCCTCAAACTTTAACTTATCCTTAATAATAGAATTCATTGATGTAAATATTTTAATATCCAACAAATCCTCAATTACTTCCCTCCGATGTGCAGGAGTCATCTGCATAAATGGAATAAAATTACTACTCCCAAGAATTACAATTTGAGTAAAACTCTTGTAATTCATTTTTAATATACTATCCTCAAACCAGTGTTGCTGATCAACAACAGATGAATGCTTATCAAGAATTTCATCATTCTTATAAATTTCAAATATATTTGGTTTCAGCCCACGAATAACTTTCCATTTTACATTTCTAATATAAAATTCAACATCAACAACACAATCACCATCATTAATTGAATTGACTAGCTGTGGTTTATTGATACCCCTAAATGATTTACCAAATAGTACAAACGTTAAGGCATCAAGTAACGTACTCTTACCAGCCGAATTTCTACCAATTATAATAGTTGTATTACTTCTTTTAAAATCAAATTCAGTATATAAATTACCAGTACTTAAAAAGTTTTTCCATTTTATATTTTCAAAAATTATCATACCAACTCATATCATACAAATTTATTATTATTTCTTGGTGTGACTAAATCATTAGAAGTAAAGATAACATAATCATATCCATATAACCCACATGCGGATCTAATCCCATCCAAATCAACATCAGTTACCTCAGTATCCATCTCTTCACCATCATCAGATTCCGATAACATCATTGAAAACCTATCAGCATCATCATATTCACTAAAAATGAATAATACAGTTTCACCGTCATCGGTTTCTACGCTATATGCACCCTGCGACGGGTCATCCCTCACTGTAATAATATAAACTTTTTGATCTTCTTCTTCCATATTATTCAATAGAAATCGCCTCATTATATATTTGGGATAAAATGCCCTTCAATTTAAATTTATCAATATCATTGTCAATTTCATCGACGTATGTATTCAATAATGATAATGTATCAGAAACATCAACAATATGATCTGTATTATTAAAATTTATCTCAAAGTTTTCAATTATTTTTAAATCAATAATGTCAAATGCAACAATTTTATCAAGAAATTGTTGATATTTTTTATGATCCTTTTTATTCTTCACATACAATTTAACAATCTTATTGTTTAGATAATCCTCTAACTCAGAATAAAATTCATCATCATATAGTGTATCTTCATCATAATAAAATTCACAAAATAATTGATAAGGATTATTTATAAATTCATGAGATAAATCCTCAGTATCAAATATTATAAATCCCCGATCATCACCGACATCATTACTAAACATTTCATATGGATTACCAATATAATGAACATGACCATCAGTACTCCTCGTATGATAATGGCCAGAAAATACCTTTCTATATTTTTTAAAAATATCCTTGTTCATGCCCTCATCCATAACAAGTGTCTTATTCAAACGAAAACCCTGAAGTTCCAAATGACCAAAACATACCGTAGAATCAGTCCCCTTAATAAATTCCATTGATTCATTGTAATTATCATCAGTTATCCATGGTATTAATGAAATACTTAAATTATCTATTTTAATATCAGTTGGGTTTTTATAAACCGATATATTGTCATATACGTCTAATAATAAATTTGGTGAATTTAACTTATTTGAATTATTGTAATATACGTCATGGTTACCAATAACCATATGAACCTTGTATTTTTTTAATGGCTCAAAAACGACTCTTTTGGCCCAATTTAATGCATTATAATCAATTATTTTTCTATTGTCAAATACATCACCAATATGAATAACAGTATCTATATTCCGCTCTTCTAATGTTGGGAAAAATACATTATGATAAAATGCTTCAAAATAATCTTGAAAAACTTTAGATGATTTTTTGAAGCCGAAATGGGTGTCACTAAGGACAGAAATTTTAGCCATATCAATTATATTTCAATTTCATATGAATATTATCCTTTATCATATTATATTCAGATGTTTTATCACCATCAGAATTATCTCCACTGAAGACTTCACCAAATCCCTTAGCATCAAGTAACCTATCCCTAATGACCAACTGCTTCTTCTCCTTTGCTATTCTCTGCTTAAAACAATTTTCTACAATAGAAGTAAAATAAGAAAATGGATTTTCAGATTTCTCACTATTAAAATTTTGAATATATTTCACACATGTAAAATAAGCATCCGATATCATTTCATCCTTAAATGGATAATTAACATAATTTGGCTTAAATGATATTCTAGTTGATAGCTTTAAAAAACAACTCCCAATATAATTGGGTATCTGTGGTCTTTTTAAATTAGAACTATCTGCTAAATTACAAGCATTCTTATATTCAATCATTGCAGCTAGGAAATCCTTATTTTTTACATAATGTTCCTTTTCTTTAGGACTCTTCTTTTTTGCAACACCTTGACTTATAGAGGTTTCTGCCATATCAATATACTTTCTTTTTAATAATGATACACCATATCAAACAGTTTGTCAACTCAAAGTTCGTTTATACTCATGAATTGTTACAGAATGTTAAGAGGGGTTGACAAGACTATCCAAAGTATGTATAATAGCCCTTGTGCGCCTTTCAAACCATTTAGGTTTCTAGATTACTTTAAGTTACTTAAGTTAAAAGTTAATGATTAATTGATTCTGTAGCCGCAGGCTACCTCCGAAGGAGCAATTATTAACCTTTAAGTATCTAAATTTTCTAATTTAAAATCACTTGATAAGATTTAAAAATATTTCTTATGAGTTTATCCAGATTTTCTCTAATAATTCTCTTGTATGATCTACAGTAGAAACTAAACCTAATTCATGTTGTATCTTATCAATAATGTCTGGATAGTCATTTGAATTTGATTTATTAAATAATTTAATATAGGTTTCATACATTTTAATAATAGATATATCATTTGATTCATTTAATGTAATTACATCACATTTATTAATAATAAAAGTGTGTTCAGTTGTAGTCTTTAGCCAAGATTCCATCTTGTAACCACTCATATTATTTTGTTTTTTAGTTTTAATTTCAACAATTGTGACGGGTTTATGAAGAAGTAACTGTTGAAACTCTGGTTCTTTATTCTCTTTATCTGGTTTAAATATTGGTGTCACTTTAGAAAATATTTCCTCACCAGATGTTAATTTCAATGTTGCATAGAATTCTTCCCTTTCCATAATTCTCCTATTTAAAAGTTTAAATTTGTTATTCTATAATTGAAATTTTCTTCAGAGTAAATTTTTATTCTTTCTATAAAATGATTCAATGTATAATTATTTCTATTTTCTGTAGAAAAGTCATCAGATATATCATAAAGAGTGGCTGTATCCTTATCATTAGTAACTCTAAGTCCTCTTCCTATAGATTGTAATATCTTAATTCTAGCCTTGTATGGTGATGCAAAAATAATATTATGTAAGTTTTTTATATTAATTCCCTGCGAGTACACGCCGTAAGAAGCAACAATAATAGCATTAGTTTCCTTTTCAGTCAATTCTCTTATTAGTTCACGTTCCTCAGTTTTCACTCCACCATGAATAAAAAATACTTTTCTATCATCTGATCTATTACTATTTATCAAATCAAAAAGTAATTGACCATGAGTTTCCACTCTAGTGAATAAAACTAGAGTATTTTTTTTCATGCTTAATGAAAGATTTGATATGAATTTATTTCTTTTTTCATTGGAAATCAATTCTTCTATTTCATCTTGATAAGTTAAGAATTTTTTTGGTTTATGCTTAAGAACAATACATTTGATATCCAATTTTGCACTATGACCTCGGCTCATTAAGTCATCTAAATTTGTAACAGTATAAGATGGGCCAAATAGACCCTCAATGACCCATTTATGCGTCTGTGAGCCGTCTAAAGTACCCGTTAGGCCATAACGGTACTTAGTATGATGCAGCTTAGTCATAATGGAGCACAGGGACTTAGATTTGAATGTGTGACAATTTGATACATTAATATCATTAGCAAAATAATTGTGATTATCTTCAACATGTAAATTATACAGATCAATATCTTCTTGAATTTCTTCTATAGATTCCACTCTTATTTCTTCCATGATTCTATCCAGTTTAAGCGTTTTAAATCTAAGTCTTTATTTATTAATGAATTGGATATGGTATTTTTAATAAATGATGATTCAAAATTTTTAAAATAATTTTCATCTATAATTTTAAAATTATATCTATCCAATTCAGCGGAATTTAATTTATCTTTTAATGTATTCTGATATTTTTTTGGTTTTACTTCATATAATGTATTTGTTTTATTATCATAAAAATCAGTAATGTATATCCTATCTTTATTATTGATAGAATCATAATATTTTAATCGTATTTTTTCATACTCAAATTTAGGATTCATTAACCAAAAAAATAATTCCCACATACTTCTAACTTTTTTTAGTTCATCTTCTAATATAAACTCAATTAATCCATGACATTTATAATTATTACTTTTTGGTGTAAACTCACCATTTAATATTTTAGTTTTCATTATAATGCTCATTTTTTCTTTCATCCTATTTTTCGATTCCATTGTCATTCTATGGGATGGATTTCCTTCACCAGTTCTTAATTTTGATGATAATGCAAAGGTGCATTTTTTATCACAAGTTTTTGCTATACCTTTCCATCCATGTAATAACCTATTAACAGGTTTACCACAGTATTCACATTTTTTCTTACCATACACATAATTAAGGACTTCAAGTTTTGTCTCTTGTAATGTATCTTTTATTAGAAAATTATATTGCAATAAGTCATTTTTATAAAGATATTCATATGGATTTTGTGAGAATTTTAATCTCTCATTACACTCTATAACATCTTTTAATTTTTCCATAGAATCCCATTCATTCATTTGATTTTTATGTGCTTCTTTAATTTTTAATGCCCTTAATTTTTTATGTTCCTCAGATTCCTTTCTCCCTATTCTACTAAGAAACTTTAGTTTAGTTTCTTCTGTGTGTTTATATCCAAGAATTCCATCACCACCTAAAG